TTACTCATCGAAAATGGCTATCGCATCATGCTTTTTCTGAGTGTATAAATGGCTGTAAGTGCCCATCGTTTCAGTGATTTGAGCGTGTCTCATGAGTGACTGTAAAACAAAAATATCTACACCGTTATTTGCAAGGTAAGATGCGTAAGAATGTCTAAGCGTGTGTATGTTATAATGTGGGAAAGCCTTTTGAAATTTTTTATGAACATGGCTATAATGTTTAGGCGCTATTCCACCAAAAATAAAATAGCTACGTTCATCAAAGTATTTGTTAGCTGCTTTTGCACGTTCGTAGCGATCAGCTAACATTTGGTTAATAAATTCAGGTAAAGGGACAATATCTTCAGAGCTTTCAGTTTTAGCTCTGGGATATATAGTCCGATTAGAGATGTCCATAGTTTTGTCTATGGATATCTCTTTTTTATATTTATTAAAGTCTGTCCATACTAATGCCATTGCTTCTCCAATACGCAAACCAGTATAGAACATCAACTTAAATAATTCTTGATAGTCTTGTTCCTCCACTTCTTTTACACGCTCATCAAATTCTTCTCTTAACATATACTTTGGTTTAGGTTTGACACGTGGAATCGGTTTGATTGAGATAGTGGGATCTATACGCAAACCAAAGTATTTTTTAGCGTAGTTGATAACTACTTTGAAACCAGACCATATTGTGCGTGCAGTGTTAGTGGAAGGGATGTTATCCATCAGATACTTACGGAACTCTTGGCATTGATTTTGAGTAATCTTATTCATATTAATATGACCGAACTTATTTTTAAAGTGTCTGTTATATTCATTGAGTTTACGTTTTTTAGTTTTAGGTCTTAGGTCGCTATGCTCTAAATAATGCTTGAACACATAGTCAAAGGTGTTCGAATCGCTATAACCCTCATTAATATCATTTAAAAACGCAGCTTCTGCATATTTAGCTTCTCTTTTAGTACTGTAACCTCGTTTCATTTTACGCTTGTTATTACCGTAAATATCTTTATATCTGATAGAAAAATACCATTTGCTTGTACTATCATCTTTATATACTGGCATTTTTACTCATTCCTCCTCAAAAAAGGTAAAAAAATAATAAGGGTACGTTGGTGTACCCTGGGTATAAATAAGTGTTAAAATAAAGAAAAAGTGGGTGATACGATGATTTATGAAAATACCAAGAGTCATAAAACTATTCGTTTAAACAAAGAAGAGATTTTGTTGTTGAAAAATATATTAGACGACGCACTTTGTGTTTATGAAGAATACTCAGTAGATAACGAAGAATCAGACCTTGCTTATGAACTTTTGAGAGATTTAAATACATTTGATAATTTGACTATTCATAAAATAGAAAGTGAGTGATATGATGATTTATTCAAAAAGCTATCAAAACAATGTAATATGTTTAACTGATGAAGAATTAAAGCTATTTTCCGAAATATTGAATGATGTTTTGTCTTTATATAGCAACTACGATGTCGCAGATGATGAATTTCAATTAGCTTGCAAACTAACCGAGCTTATTGAAGACAATAGATAGTTTAACGATCTCATCAAACATTGTTTGGATTATTGTATTATATTCTTCTATTTTAGTGCTATGCATAATTGCATTTCTATGTTGCTTAGCTGCTTTAGCCGAATATTTCAAACTCGTTTCAATCAAACCATGTTTTTCTAATTTATTTAAGTACGTATCAATATTTCTATTGTTATCAGGTATGTTTTGTATAATATTCTTATCATATTTAATTAAAATCAATTTACAAATCAGTTCTAATGTTCTACCTAATAATAGTGAAGTTGCCAATCTTTTATCAGAAATATAACACTCATATGCTTCTAATATATGATTCTTGAATTCTTCGTCATCTACATTTTCAAGTAATTTTGTATATTTCTTTAAAGATGCAGGAAGATTATTAGCACTTTCCGGCAACAAGTCAATAGGTTTACCGATACTAATATTTCTATCAGTAGAATATCTGTCAGCATGAGTTTCAAATAAATAGTGGGCTATGGCATCATCGCTATGCACATTTGCTAGATCACTAACATGAAGCATTTGAAATTCAAGTAGCACTGATTCTTCCACAAAATTATTCTTAATGTATTCGTTTAATTCTTTATACGACCGCTCTGTTCTTATTAAAACATCTTTCCGATTGACTGATAGTTTATTAGGAACCAAACCATCAGAACTACCGTGAATATAGATTAAACCCCTATAAAAACTTATATCTAAATCAGCATAGCTATAACTAAAACCATTATAAAAAGGGAAGTAACCGCCGTTTTTATTTACTACATCACCAAAAAACACATCAACTAATTCTTTATACTTTTTATGAATTTCATTCATTCTATGTTCGATATCATAATATCGCCACAAGTAATTTTTTTCTTCCATCCTCAATCTCCTTTAACCTACTCATCATCTTCTAATAAATCAGTTACATTTATAGTTATCTCTTTTGTAACAGGATTGATATTCAAGTTTTGTCCGTATCCTAGAGATTTAACTTGAATATTTTCGTTTTCAAATTTTAAAGCTATTTCAACGTGTTGATAATTTTGTAAAACTAACAAAGTATCTTCATTAGTCACGATATTGTATGAACCTTTTCCATTAAGATTAACTTTCCAATTTTTAAATTCCATTCTCAACCTCTTCCGTATATTTAATCAAATAGATATTACTTCTTGACTATTAAATTAGTAAAAACAATGAAGAAAAATGCACCAAATAAAATAAACTTAGCAATAATACTATAATGTTAATTAACCTGTTGGCTTTTAAAATACCAATAATTGCTACAATTATAGAAATAACAAATATCACAGCGCCCGGTATATACCAAAAACTGAATTCGGTATCTAAAAATAAATCTGTATAAAATGTCGTATAGTAGGCAAATAAACTTAGTAATCCTAAAATAATTGATGTAATGTTGATTGTGATTTTCAATGTTGATCTCCTTATTAATTTATTTTTCACTCCAGAGTGGAGGGGTAAAAAAATAGGGCAAGTGAATGCCTATGAATTATTAATTATTTAAATTATTATACTCATCGACAAGGTTATTATATTCATCAACTGATAAACTAGGGTCTTCCATCTGTTCATTTATTTCTTCTTGTCGTTTCTCTTTTTGTTGTTCTCTTTCGTATAATTCATTAGCATATGCGTCCATTTCTTCGGTAGCCATCATATCTCCATTAGGAATACCTGTATAACCATGTTGTTTAGCAACTTCTGCATTAGCACGCATTTGTTCTTCATATGATGGTTCTTGTTGTTGCTCTTGTTGTTGCGGTTGGTTAGATTGTTGTTGGTTGACTTGCTGTTCTTGAGCTTGTTGTTCATTTGCTTGATTAACTTGCTGTTCATTGCTTTGTTGCTCATTATTAACAGATTCTTCTTTAGATTTATTCTCTTTCTTGTCTTTCTTGACCTCAGTTTTCTTTTGGTTTTCTTTCTTTTCTTCTTTCTTTTCTTCTTTCTTAGTTGTTTCTGTTTTATTGTCTTTCTCTTTCTTTTCTTCTTGTCCACATGCAGTCAGTACTAATACAGATGATAGTGTTAATGTTCCTAGTAATTTGATATTCATTTTTTTCTCCTTTTTTATTAATACATGCTCTTTTAAGCTTTTATTTGTCCTAGTGTGGAGGGGTTAATGTTGGTCTGCAATTTTCTGTAGTAACGCAATAATTTCCTCGTTTTGTTTGATTATAGTCTTTTGGCATTGATTATGACGATCTAATTCATGCAATATAGCGTAGTTCTGGTCTACTAAATCATTTAAAAAGCTAACTTTAATAGCAGTACCATCATTCTTTGCACCGCTCATAAATGCAGTGAACCACTTCGTTCCATTACTATACATCTGTCTTTCTTTTAAACTTCTAACAATAGGCATAATATCATCTGAAAAATCATTAAGATTTCTTTTTTGGAAATATCTTATAGCTGAAATATTATCTTCGCTCTCAGATGTATCTTGCTGATATTGTTGTTTTTTATTTCTTTGTTTCTCTATCATTTTATTATGTTTTTTAAGTGGGTCGCTTTCAAAAAAAGCCATTTAAATTCCTCCTTTATCTCTTTCAATAATAGTTTTTATATCCAATCGACTGAGTTGACATCAATTATAAAATCACTTTCCCCACCAGCTCTACGCTTTGGTTTTCGTAAAAGTGTAAGTCGCGGTATGCTTTGTTCAGTGAAACTAAGGTCAATCTGTCTTCTTCCACATATACTTTCTTTACATACGCCTCACCATCAATAATGAATATTCCGATTTGACCATTCTTAATATCATGCGTTTTCTCTATAAATATAACTTCTTTATCATGAAACATAGGCTCCATTGAATTACCGTTTACTTGCAGTGCTAGATCATGAATAGGCACATCACCTTTCACCGCTACTTTAAATTGAGGCTCATCAAAAATTTGTTCGCCAGTACCAGCGGAAACATAACCATACACAGACGCTTCGTTTACTTTGTTATCCTTGTAGTCATTAAAATCTACGATGTTGTCTTTCGTATTATTCTGCAATTCCAATTGATGTTTTGCGTAGTCTAGGACGTTGTGTTGGCGTGGAGGTGTGAGTTGAATAATTTTTGTAATCGATTCACTAATTATTGTGTCGTCTATCTCCATTAAACTTTCTGGTTTAATATTCAACCCTTTACAAATCTTAATGACATTTTCAACTTTAGCATTGAAAACGCCTCTTTCTAATATAGAACGAACTGTTGTATAAGCTAACCCTATTTCTGTTGAAAAAGCTTTAACCGAACCAGATTTTAATTCCATTAAATGTTTTAAATGTTTTTCTTTTTCCATTTTGGTTACCTCGTTTCTAATTTGTACTTATATAATATCATGCGAAAAATCGTATATCAATATAAAGTAAATAAAAAAATACGAAAAATAGTATTGACTAAGTACGAAAATTCGTATATAGTTTAGTTAAGCACTTCAGCAGTGCTTGTTTTTAAAATTTAAAGTACGAAAATTCGTATCAAGGAGGAGGTACTATGTTGACTAACTTAGAGGAAGTCAGAAAACAGAAAAAAGTATCTCTGGTGGACATAGCAGACTTATTAGAAGTCCGTTATCAAACAGTATCAGATAAGATTAACGGTATTTCAGATTTCAAATTCGGAGAAGCGTTACTTATTAAAAATACTTTTTTTCCAGAGTATGAAATTGAATATCTGTTTTCACGAGAGAAAGAGAAAGTATCAACTTAATAGGAGGATAAACAATGACTGAACAAAACAAAAAACCTCAAACTACTCATGGCACTGAGCAGAATGAGGGTTTAAACACAATCGAATTTAATGAAAATGGTTTAAAAATTAATGGCGTTCCAGTTCAAAATTTGCTTTGTAAGTGAAAGTACCATTATCACATTGAGCATAAACCAAACGACCATCGTCTAATGAAACAAGGTATTTCACGAAATTTGGCGTTGAATCTAATTCAATAATTGTAAGATCGCCTTCGAAATAAGTTTTACCTTGCTCGTTAGAAATCGGATGAAGCTTAATGATATTTGTTTCCATACTTTCTGCCTCCTTTCACATTAGATAAAAGGATTATAGCACGAAATATGGAATTAAATTCATTTTGAACTGAGATATACAAGTATACAACAGAAAGGAGCATAAACATTATGCAAGCATTACAAGAAATCAAAATTGAAAACAACTCGAAATTAGGGGCAGTCGTTTCTAGTCGAGTAGTAGCAAATGAATTAAATAGAACACACAAAAATGTGATTAGAGGACTGGAGAAAATTTTAACCGGCTCAAATGTGAGCTCGTTAATCGTACTTAGTGAATATAAAGATGCTAAAGGCGAAACTCGAAAAGAATACCTACTCACTAAAGACGGTTTCATTTTATATATGTTCAATATTCAAGGACACAACGATTTTAAAATGGCGTACATTAATAAGTTTAATGAAATGGAACGACAAATCGCACAACCTATCGCAAGTTATATGATAGATGATCCAGTTAAGCGTGCTGAATTGTGGATTGAGGAGCAGAAAGAGAAACAACAGTTACAACTTGAAAATAATATGCAGAAGCAAAAGATTGCTGAATATGAACCTAAAGCATCTTACTTAGACACGATTTTAAACAACAAAAGTTTAGTGACAGTAGGTCAGATTGCAAAGGACTATGGTATGTCAGCTCAAGCACTCAACAAGTTGCTGCATGAATTGAAAGTTCAATACAAGCAATCAGGACAATGGTTACTTTATTCAAACTTACACGACAAAGGCTATACACATTCATCAACTACAGAAATTGAACATAAAGACGGTAGCACATCAGTACGTATGAACACTAAATGGACGCAAAAGGGCAGACTGTTTATTTACGACTTGCTCAAAGACAACAACATCCTACCCACAATCGAGCGGAATTAAAGGAGGTGGAACAAAGTGAACAAACTATACAAAACAACCCTCCTCATCACAATGGCAGTTGTGACTTGGAAGGTCATAAAAATTGAGAAAAGTACTAAAAGCATTGATTATTGCTCGTCTGTTTTATCAGAAGATTTGCCTAAACTATCTGCAAATTCAATAGCTTTAATGTACTCATCAAAAAAGAATTGACGACGCTTTTTCAAATATTCCCAATAATCAGCATGGTTATTAAAGTTCTCGATATCTTTAACATGTGGGAGTGTTTGAATGTAAGCCGCAGCAAATTCTCGAGGAGCATAATTTGTGCCTTTGGTCATAATATCACCTCCTTCCATTAGGAGATAACAACATTATACACGAAAGGAGACGACACTTTATGATCATAAATTATTTAACTATAAAAGATATTCAAGTTCTAGCAGGAGTTAGTAAAAGCAAAGCAACTTCTATTGTAAGAGAGATGAACAATGAGCTTAAGGAAGAAGGATTTATTGCAATTAGCGGAAAAGCACCTATTCAATTAGTGCGAGAGAAGTTTCCGTATTGTGATCTATCGGATGAAAAGATACGAGAGTTGAAAGAAATCACCGTATAAAGTAGGAGGTAATAAAAATGAAATCGTTCTGGATCGCATACGCATTCTGCTTTGCAAGCACAGCCGTACTGACACTTATCACACAAGATTTTATTATATCAGCAGCGTGGTCATTGCTTTTATCGTTAGCAGTTTTTCTGTTCTTTGACGTCTGGTACATCGAAGAAGATGGAACAGAGGAAGCAATCGATGACGGCGAAGAGTATATTACGTTATTTACGATTAAGTATTAAAAAAGACTGCTAGCAAGGGCAATTGCTAACAGTCAGGGTGTAATGTTTGTATAAACTTTTCACCCTCTAAATTACCAAATTCAGGAGGAATAAGCAAATGTATTTTAAACAAGGTGCAGTAGTGCGTCATAAATTCAAGGTAGACGGCTTTGAGTTTATGAGAGAAATCGCAAGAGAAGATGATCATATCAGTATTTTAATTTTGACTGTAAATAATGTTTACGTCACAGAAATAGCAGTCGCCAGTTTATCAGATATTGAAACTGCAGAAGAAATAATTAAACAAGATGTATATACATTTATTGAAGAACAGACAGATGAACTTGATAAAATCATGGCTTACTTTTCGAAAGGGTGGGGGTAAATATGGCCAGCTTATATAACTTATCTGAAGGCTACAAAGAAGTTTTAGACAAAATGGATGAAGGTTATTCATTTGAAGATATTAAGGACACATTAGATGCAATTAAAGCTGATATGGACACTAAAGTTGATAACATTATCGGACTCAAGCGCTCAGCAGAAGGCGATGTTGAAATTATAAACAAAGAAATCAAGCGTCTGCAAACTCTAAAAAAACAGAAACTGAACCTAGCTGATAAATTGAAAGGCTACCTTCAGGAGATGTTGGAAGTTCAAGAATTAGACAATTATCGTACCTCTAAAAACTATGTATTTAAGAAGCGAAATGCACCGAGCAAATCAGTTACAGATGAAAAGTTAATCCCTGATGAATACTGGTTATCTCAAGCGCCTAAGTTAAATGCTAAGCAGTTGACAGACGACTTGAAAGCAGGCAAAGAAGTGCCGGGTGCTGAACTTAAAGTGACTGAAAGCCTGGTGATTAGATGAGTGAAGAACAAAAACAAGATATTCTAACTCAATTAGGAGTGAAGGACATCAGTAAGCAGAACGAACATAAGTTTTATAAATTTGCAGTATATGGAAAGTTCGGTACAGGGAAAACAACTTTCTTAACTAAAGATAACAACGCACTCGTATTAGACATCAATGAGGACGGTACAACAGTGACAGAAGATGGTGCAGTCGTACAAGTAAAAAACTACCAGCACTTTGTAGCAGTAGTTAAATCGTTACCTCAAATCTTAGAACAACTTAGATCCAACGGAAAACAAATTGACGTAGTAGTCATTGAAACTATCCAGAAATTACGTGACATCACGATTGATGACATTATGGCAGGTCAAACTAGAAAGCCTACATTTAACGATTGGGGAGCAACCGCTACACGCATTGTTCACATGTATAGATTCATTTCTAAGCTACAGGAACATTATCAATTTCATCTTGCTATCAGTGGTCATGAGGGCATCAACAAGGACAAAGATGACGAAGGAAGTACAATCAATCCTACAATCACTATTGAAGCACAGGAACAGATTAAAAAGGCTGTATTAAGCCAGTCAGATGTACTAGGCAGAATGATGATTGAAGAAAATGACCAAGACGGACAGAAAGCATTCAACTATGTATTTAATGCAGAACCTTCACCGATATTTGAAACAAAAATAAGACATTCGCCAAGCGTTACGATTACAAACAAAAAATTCATCAATCCAAGCCTTACTGACGTAGTTCAAGCAATCAGAAACGGAAACTAAATTTAAAAATCAAAGGAGCAATTCAATTATGAAAATTCAAGGTAGAGCAAATCACATTACAGATACTAATCAAGAGAAATTCTTAAAAGGCGGCGACTTCTTAGGTGCTAGGGAATTCACAGTAAAAGTTAAAGAGATTCAATTTAATGATAATCAAAACCGATACTTCACAATCGTATTTGAAAATAACGAGGGTAAACAATTCAGTCATAACCAGTTTGTCCCACCATTTGAACAAGATTTTCAAGAAAAACAATATATCGAGTTGTTAACACGCTTAGGTATCAAATTGAATTTACCAGATTTAACTTTTGATACTGATGAGTTAGTAAACAAATTTGGAACTATCGTTTTGAAGAATAAATTCAACGAGGACCAAGGAAAATACTTTGTGCGTCTATCATTTGTAAAAGTTTGGAACAAAGGCGACGAGATTGTAAATAAGCCTGAACCTAAAACGGATGAAATGAAACGTAAAGAACAGTTAGCAAGCGGAAACAATCAACCAGAGCAGAAGCAACCGTTAAGCAATCAAGATAATCCATTTGCAAACGATCCATTAGGCTACAATGATTCAGATTTAGCTTTCTAGGAGTGGTTTAATGCAACATATCACTAGATACCAGCAAGACAGCGACGGTACTTATTCCGTCGTTGCCACTGGTATTGAATTAGAACAAAGTCACACAGAACTGATAGACAACGGATATTCGGTTTTAGCAGAAGTTAAAGTGTATGACAACAAAAGTATTACGCATGAACAAAGAAAGAAGATATTCGCATTACTCAATGACATTGAGAGGTACTGGGGCGAACCAGTAGAAGCATTGAGAGCGAGATTTCAATCAGAGTTAGAAATTATGAACGGTTATGATCCAATCAGTTTATCCAACTGTGAAAGGAAAGTAGCCAGTGAATTAATAGAGTTAATCATAGCATTCATGTTTCATCATCAAATTCCTATGAGAAGAGAAACAAGCGAGCTGCTTAAAGAGGATAAAGCACTTCTTTACTACGCAACTATCAACCGTAACTGTGTTATCTGCGGTAAACCTCATTCAGACCTTGCACACCATTACGCAATAGGTAGAGGAAAGAACCGTAAGACAATGGACCATTACGGCTATGAAGTGTTAGCGCTATGCAGAGAGCATCATTCAGAGCAGCACAACATAGGTGTAGATACATTCGATAAGAAATACCACTTAGAGAACAGTTGGATAAAAGTTGATGAGAAGTTGAACAGTATGTTGAAAGGAGTAAAAAACAATGAGTAGACCAAAATGGAATAGCGAAAAGAAAAGAAAAATTAAAAGTGAACTGACTAACGGAATTAACAAATGTTTTATATGTTCCGAAGTTTTCAATGGTGTTGATGAATTGCAAATTGAACATAAAATACCAGTTTCAAAAGGTGGTACTAACGAATTATCAAATTTAACTGTACTTTGTAAAAAGTGTAATTGCAGTAGAAAAAACAGAGTTGGAAACGAACATTTGAAAATCATACTTAAAAATATTGAAAAAGAGATGAATAAAATAAACATCGACTTACTCGCTTACGAAAAAGAAATCGGAACTCTTGATAACGGAGATATTGCAGAAATAATTGGTGAACTAAAAAGAATGTATACAAATTTCCACAACACATTGGTTGGAGAAGTTTTAGATGCCTAAAGATAAAATTAGAAGCAATATTACTGGTTACGGACTTGTATTTAAGCGAGTAATGAAAGATACAACAATAAGTATTGAAGCTAAAGCGTTATACAGCTACTTATCTTCATATGCTGGTGCAGATGAAACAGCTTTTCCAAGTGTGGATCTAATAAAACATGAATTAGATATAGGTAAGCAAAGATACCAAAGAGCAAGAAAAGAGTTGGAAACAGCAGGATATTTACAAGTTAGCAGAAAGCAAAACGGTAATATCTACGGAAGTAATTTATACACTATTTACCATAGTCCTCGACGGGTTGATTCTCGACCGGTCGACGGTCAACCGGTTGAAATTCAATCGGTCGACAACCAGCCCACTACAATTAACAGTATTACAAATAACAATTATACAAATAACAGTAACACAATTAATAATAGCGCAACTGACGTTACGCGTGAGCAATTTGAAGAGTGGTGGCAACTCTATGATAAAAAGCTGGACAAAAAGAAAGCCGCATCACTATTCAAATCAGCACTAAAAAAACATGACTTTGAAACAATCATGAACGGTACTAGAGAATATCTAAAAACAATCACTAACAAACAATATCAAAAGTACCCTAAAACATTCTTAGGCCAAGAAAGTTATCTAAACGACTTTACACAAGAAACAGTACCTAATGGAATGGATCAACTAGAAAGAATGAAATACGATCCTAGTTATTGGGATTAGGAGTGAAACCAAATGAGAAAATTATTTAATCTTCAACTGAAGAAAAAGCTTAAGAAATATGAGGCTGCAAGTATTGAGTATGGTCTTTATTGCGAAAAGTGTGGGAACAAGTACGACCTACACCAGTTTGAAAGCGGTTATGAATTCAGAGATGGTTGTGAATGCAAGATGATTGAGGCGGGCAAGCTAGCAGAAAAGCAACGCAAACAAAAAGCTGTTAATCGAATTTTTAGGCAATCTACAGTAAATGCATCAATTAAAGATGCTACAGTACGTAACTATAAACCTAAAAATAAGGATCAAGAGAAAGCAAAGAGTACAGCTATTGAATATGTTAAAACCTTTTCTACTGATAACCCTAAATCATTAATACTTCAAGGTTCATACGGTACAGGAAAAAGTCATTTAGCATATGCGATAGCAAAAGCAGTTAAAAAAGAAGGGTATTCAGTGGCATTTATGCATATACCGATGTTGATGGAACGAATAAAGGCGACGTATAACCGAGAGTCAATAGAAACGACAGATGAACTAGTCAAATTATTAAGTAGTATTGATCTACTTGTCTTGGATGATGTAGGTGTAGAAAACACAGAACACACATTAAACAAACTGTTCAGTATTGTCGATAACCGCACAGGCAAAAACAATATCTTTACTACTAATTTCAGTGATAAAGAATTAAATCAAAACATGAACTGGCAACGTATCAATTCGAGAATGAAACACAATGCACGAACGGTACGGATGTTAGGTGATGATTACAGGGAGCGAGATTCATGGTGATGTTAACCAAAGAGAATATCATTGAAATATTAGGATGTAGTCCAGTATATGCTCAGTACCACATAGATAAAGCAAACGGCGACCCTTATAAATTAAAAAAACAAATAGATAGGGAACAGATGAAAAGATCATATACGCCCGGTGTGCGTCAAATAGAGGTGTCTTATGGAGATAGAAATTAAATTCAACGAAACGCATAAAGCACCTGTCGGGTCGCCGAGACCTAGATTTGCGAATAGAGGAAAATATGTACAAACCTATATGCCTGCAACTTATACTGCGCATAAAGACTTTATACAAAAGCAGATGCCTAAACTTATGTTGGAAAATAGCGTGATTGTTACGTTGAAATTTATTTTTACACCTCCTAAAAGCTGGAGTAAGAAAAAACGTTTGGCAATGGTCGGTAAGTATAAGCGTACAAAGCCTGATGTAGATAATTTGATGAAAACTGTTTTAGATGCCGGCAATAAGCATCTGTGGAAAGATGATAACCAAATCGTAGATGCAAGAACCTTAAAGCAATACGGTGATGAAGCTAAAATCATCATGGAAATCGAGGAGGTAGATTAATTGAATATCGATTATGACGATGTAGAAATGCAATTCAAATGCACAGTAACATTTACAGCTAAAGTCAGAGATACATTTCACAAACATGAAAATACACAAGCTATGGAAAATAGTTTGATCAATAAAATTTATAAAGAACCAGAAGCCTATATGGATGACTTAGAAGTCACAGATGTAGAGCGGTTATTGTAGGAGGTTAAGGTAATGTCTAGAAATACAATCTATGTAAATAATAAAGCGGTGGTGTTGACACCTGAAGACATGCGTCAGATTAAACGCAAAGCTTTGAATTTATTGCTGGTTGAAAAACGCATGAATCACGGATGGAGTAAGGAAGAAGCGACTACCCTGCGTAGAGATTATATAACTAAATGGGGTTCTATTTATTGGAGAAGAGATTTTCCAGATGTAACTTTATATATACCTTTGAATGAGATGCAGAAAATCAAGATTGAAAGATACCAAATCAATAAAAAGTATCAAGAAGGCAAGAGCTTTGAAGAAATCATAGGAGACGACTTTGATTACTATCTTGAAGAACACAAACCGACATTTAATATAGACGAAATAGAAAAGAAAAAGAAGTTAGCAGAACAAGCAGAAGCACGTAAAAGAAAAGAGCGTCCTTGGTTATACGATGGTACACCTCAAAGTGTTAAACCAACATCAAACATGAAAAATCTCGAATACACGGCATTAAGTATGTTCATGACGGAATCAGAGAAGAAAGCAGCACGTATTAAAATTAACATGATGAGAATGAAAGAAGGTGCGTTAAATGAATGAAATTAGAGACTTAAAAAGAGATGATCGTATCATGTTATGGCAGTATCATGGATTGAATGTGCAGGACGGACACGCAGGTGTCGTTATCAGAGAAGTTGATAGACTTGGTAAACAATCAGTAATGGTTCAGTTAGATGGTATCGATGACCCGTTCGAACTGACAGATGTGGATTACTTTGACAAGTTGCCCATGTCTTTTAAGAAAGCTGAACATTTTGAAGATTGCAAAAATAACTCAGTACATCAACCTAATCATTACCAGTTCGGTCAATTTACAGCAGCAATAATTATTGAATTAGTAGGAAGAACTTACAAATCAGCTCCAGTCTTTTATCACGTAGGTAACGCCTTAAAATATTTGATGCGTGCGCCTAGAAAGAATGGATTGGAAGATATTAAAAAAGCGAGACAGAGCATTGAATTTGCGATTGAGTGTTGGGGTAAGTAGATGCGTGATTTATCAAACACAATTAAACAGCGTTTCAAATCAGACACACTAGGACGCAGTTTAAGCGTGCTAGAGCAAGAATTACAACAAAGAGGTATAAAAGGGTTTGTGATTGATGCAAGCCCTACACGCATCACTGCAATCGTTGCTAGAGAGGATTATTTGAATAATAGGAGGAATTGGAATGGTGGATAAACTAAAACAATTTACAGGAACAGGCGATATTGTACATCTTGTAAATGAATTTATATCTGAACAAGAGGTTTATGAGTACGAAGTTGTTGGTTTCCAAACATACCCACATCCAGAAACAGATATTATTGTAACTTCAATTCTTATTAAATTTGACGAAGTATGCACTAATGATTACCGAGAAAAAAAGCGTAACAGAGATAGAGAAGATTGGAAAAATGGAATGCCATTTTAAGTAATAGGAGGAGTTGGAATGAAATACAAATACATGGAAAAACAAGTAGAAGGTGCTAAAGCATTGGCAGAAAAGTACCCACACATGCAAACACATCAAGATATTTACAAAGAGCATGTAGAGGTATTGGAAAAGGCAAAGGCGTTTGATGAAGTAATTAAAGCAAGTCAGAAAGAAAAAACATATGAACAATTAGGTTTTACGGCATCAAGAATAGCTAGTGAATATTGGAGGGATAAAGCAAATGACTAAACTACAAATTAAACTACTCTCAGAAAACGCAACAATGCCGAAACGCGCTAATGAAACTGACTCCGGTTTAGACCTATATGTGTCCGAAACAACAGTGATAGAACCTCACACAACAGTAGCAGTTAAAACAGATGTTGCAATTAACTTACCTTATGGTTATGAAGCACAAGTCAGACCACGTTCTGGTAAATCGCTTAAAACTAAACTGCGTGTAGCGTTGGGTACGATAGATCAAACCTACCATAAAGAGATAGGAATTATCACAGATAATATCAGTAATGAACCTATAACTGTTAAACAAGGTGAACGTTTAGCACAGTTAGTCATCGCACCCGTTTCTTATATGCAGCCGGTAGAAGTAGAAGAGTTTGAAAATGAAAGTAACAGAGGTGCTTACGGTAGCACAGGAGAATAA